ATCCCTTCGCACACCGCGTCACACCGCGCTATATGCTGCTCATTAGGAATTACGGCTCCTTTTTTGTGGATACAATCTCTTGTATACGATATACTTATTGTTAATTTCATTGACCTTTACGCAATCCCGCGTAAATGCTGGTATAGGGTGTACTTCGGATTTCCGAGCCTATACTGGTTTTGAAAGGACCTTTAAGTCCCTACTATACTACATTGTACTAGCGTAGGCCACGTAGGCCCGTAAGATATTATAATTATTTTATTATATTTTATTACCCCCCACATTAACCCCAGTTAAAGCTTTATAACTATAAGTAAGCCGTGCCGAAACGTTAATCGGTCGCTAGTTGCGTAACAACTATTAGTTTAATTTTTCAAAATTTATTTTTCACAATTTTTAGTTAAGATTTTAGCTTGCCTTAAGCAGTCTTTATATCTTCTGTATATTATTTTAAAATTTATAGGAGCAAAGTTTGCTTTACTCGCTATAGCTATTTTATTTATTTTAGGAATATTATCACCTCGTAATTATTTAATTATAACATTAGCTTTATCTATCTATAATGTCTACGATGTCTTGCACCAATTTACCAAAGTCAGTTCAACGCATCCAACAACATTGCAATAGTTTAGCTTCCGAACCTAGATTAGTTACATTACCACGTAAGGATTTTTCATCGTTTATAGATTCATTTAAACACCTTGATGTGCCCCGGCCATTTAGTGTTTGCATGAAATGGTCAGAGGTGTGTGATAATGAGTTTGTACTTGGATATCATAAATCTTCTACATTATACGAACAAATGTTTATTATGAAATATTTGTTAAGTTTTAATTTTGAACCCCGTCAGCTTTCCATACTTAGAAAACGAATGCAAGAGCGTTTGTTTTTTTTTTATAGAGGTTCCCGAACTATTGTACCACTAAATATGGTTTATCCATTGTTTAAGGATACATTAAATAGTATCAGGCATCCAGCGAATTATACGCGATGGGGTTTTGAACATTTAGACGGAACAGATATTCGTAAATTTCCATTTTTAATATTAATGTTTTGTATTAACATTGAACGTGTACCACTACGGTGTTATAAGTTTAGTGCTAATGTAAACATGAAGGTTGCTCTGTCTCAATTACCTGTTCTGATGGCAGCTCTTGTAAACAAGGAGAAGTTATCAGATCAGTATGATTTTTTGTTTGTGTTACAGAATTTCTTACATTTTTTTTTTAGAAATTTGAGTTATACGAATCCAATTGATCTAATTGAACATAGTTTCATTCATGAGTTAGGTTTATACTGTGCTAAATTGGTTATGATTAGACCTATATCTACTACTGAATACGTTTTAGGAGGAGATTGGGAATTTGATAAACCAATTTTAGCATCAAAGGAAAATTGGGATGTATATTTTCGGCTGCAGACCGTTGCACAGCTAGGTGTTGATTTCAACACTAACGTGCAAATGGACCCTGCATTTATACAAGCCCTGGACAAAATTGCCGATACGTTTGGAGAAGCAGTAACAAGCTTGCATTCAGTTGCTGGCGTTGCTGTGGATGGAATTAGAAAGAAATTTGCGTGCTACTTATCTATTTGCTATAATTTGTACCGATTAGGATCAGGAGGTATGTCCTCACAGGACGTACTCATGAACTTAGTCACCACACTTATGCAATCAGATATGCCCGCAAATATTATTCCGCAATTGCGAAGTATATTTTTAACTTCTACTGCGCAATCTGCTTCCATTGATGCGATGGTGATCACCAAGCTTTTAGCCTTGTGTTCATTTTCGCTCATGGTGAGTAGGATACCAACATCTAGAGACATAGATTCATTTATTCTTAGGTTAGATAGAATTCCAAAAGCCTTCACTGGCCTAGAGAATATATGGAAGCGGTTAGATACCGTAACCAATGAATTATGGACTTGGATGGAAGTAACAGTGTTGAAGCGTGAAAATGTAATTCCGCGTTCTGATATCCTTGATTCTGTTAGTAAGTGGGAAAATGACCTTGAACAGTTGTTGACTCTTCAGAAACATCGAGAGATTCAAACAAATCTCGAGACGCAACATGCCGCAGGACGAATGTATTCCGAAGGAATACGTCTAATGCGCATATGTAAAGATCTGAACCTTTCTAAGGGAAACACCGAAATCATCGCCCGAAATTTACCAGCCGCAAAACTCTTATTGACTGAAGCTAATATGAGTGGTGCGGATAAATCAAAATTAAGAACAGAACCTGTCATTGTCTGGTTTTCCGGTGCTTCTGGCAACGGAAAGACAGGGTTGTCGTATCCTTTCATTTTAGATATGATGAGAGTATATGGCGATCCACCAGACACTTGGCAACAAAATGTATATGCAAGAGAGCCCGAAACTGAGTATTGGGATGGATATATAAACCAAGAATATATTGTTTATGATGACTTCATCCAGATTAAGGATTCACAGTTGAAACCTAATCCGGAATTGTTTGAAATGATAAGACTTGGTAATATGTTTCCATATCAGTGCCATATGGCTTCCTTGTTGGACAAAAACAACACATTTGCAGAACCTAAGTTAATTTGTTTAACTTCTAATTTGCAACGTCTACAAATTGAATCATTGAATTGTCCTGAAGCGGTATCTCGTCGTATAGATTTCGCTTTTAACGTTCGTATAGTACCAGAATACCAAATGGAATATATGAGCGCTAATGGCGATAAATTGTATAGATTAAATGCTGCCAAGGCAAGACAAGATTTTGGAGACGTTTTATGTTTTGAAGTTTACAGATTTGATTTGTTTGATGCCTCTAGTCGTCGCAATATTTTAACCGATTTAACTTACACAGAAGTTGTGAAGTTGTGTCAAGATAAGATGCGCGATCGAGCTAATAATTTTAACGACTACGCGAATTTTTTAGAATCGTACAGGAATAAGGGGGTTGCTCAAGTTGAGAAACCCAAGCGTGAAACTGACGATTCATATAATGGAGAAACACTTGTATTTACGTCTACTGCACAAGTGCATTTAGATGATATAACGGATTTGACTATTTTACAGCCTAGCTATATGAAACGACTATATTGGAATATATGTAAGCGTTATTATAGTACTAGGTTATGGCTATCGAGAACGGACATGAGTGCATTTGAAATGTTGCTTCGTGGTGATAGAGACGGTGCTTACGATAAGTGCCTATCTATTGTTCGCGAAACGCGTTGTGAATTAAATAGCATGATTAACAGAGAAACTGAAGTTATTAAGAATGTGTTTGGAAATTATTGGCCCCTCTTTAAGGCCTGTGCAGGCGCCGCTATTGGTGCTTTTTCACTGTATTTCATACTGCGGAAAAGAACAACACCAACGACGGCTTTTGTTAACGGTAATAAAGAGTTATTGACAACGATGCGGAAAGCAAATGAATGTTTAGATAACGAGTGCAGAAATTGTAAAAAATGTAAGCATAAGAATGTTGATTTGTGCGTAAAATGGTATACTAAGTGCCATTGTTACGCTTTACATATGGAAAAAGCACAAGTAAATCTTAAATATTACACTGCTGCCGCAATGTACCAAGAACCGGAAATGAAAAGAGAACGCGAACGCTGTGTTGAATTGTTAACGATTATAGATCAATTGTGTAGTTGCGACTGTGCTAATTGTGATGCTTGTTGTGACGATTCACTCACAGAAAAGTTCGAGAATGTGATGAAGGTATATGATATGCCATGTGTCTGCGTTTGTGCTCGCCTATCACAAGGATTTGATATGGTTGAGTTATTAGCGTTGATTAAACATTGTGGCAAATTAGAACCAACACCAATTTTGAACCCGTACTTGCGTAAATTAAGTGTAAAACTATCCGAAGACATAAGAGATTTCGAAAGAACAACAGATTATGATCATTTGTTGAACACTCTTCAATCTCAGGAATATGAAGGAGACGTTAATACAAAAAATATACGCAAAGTGGCTATACGATACCAATCTCATGATGATGATACCAATATGAGATTACGGAAAATATTGCCGCGCGTTAAATATCAAACGGAACCGTCTGTTGACGTAATCAACAGCGTAAGCCCTACGAAAAGAGGCGATTCTATCGACAAAATGATTGAAAACGTGAATATAGAAGAACAGAGAGCTATGCCTGAAATGGATAAATCAGTTGAAACTATAGTAAATCATGTCGTATATCCTAATACGGTTTATATGACAGCAAATAAGAATGACGGCACTGAGACCAACATTGGACATATAATTTTTATATGCGGCCAAGTTGCGCTCATGCCCTATCATTATAAGGTTGCTATAGAGGAACGTCAATATCAATCTGTGAATTTATATTCTCGAAAATTAATTGGAGCTAAGATACCATCCTCTGTGTTTGACACATTTGTGCGGTTACAAGGAAAGGATGCTATGTTAGTAGCCTTCCCTGTAACTGTTAATAGTTTCAAAAATATTGTTAATCATTTTGTTGATATTCAAAGTTACCCCCTAGTCCCATCTTGTCCCGGAATACTCGCCAAATATTACTTTGCTAATGCGGAAACTGAGAAGTCTCGCGTTTGTATAAGTGCTATTGGAGTTTCAGAACGAGATGAAGTCGATGTAATGTCTGTACCTGGATGCATGGAAATAGTGCGTAATCGCGACTTCTATACTTATACAGCACCAACTCGTGCTGGTGATTGTGGAGCCGCGCTTTGCGTTGCGAATACATGCATACAAGGGAAAATAGTGGGAATACACGTTTCTGGCGTAGAAGGGCTTTGTAAAGGCAATTCTTCCGCGATAACCAAGCAAATGATCGAAGAATCATTGAAGAAAATGCCGAGCATAGCTCAATACGCCTACCCATCATCTGAACTTACTGTTGAAATGGACGCACTGGAAGAGAGTGGATCTTTCGTTTTACACAAATATCTACCAGGAGTTTCTATTGGAACTACCATGCAGACGGCTATTAAAAAGACGCCCATCCATGGACAGCTGATAGCTACTCCTAATAAACCTGGACCACTAGGACCATTCAAAGTAAGAGGTGAAACTATTGACCCCCGGATTTTACAGAGAAAGAAATATGGAAAACCACGACCTGTACTTGACCAAAACATCGTCAATGATATAAGAGATGGCTTGAAGCCCGTCTATTATCAATCACATGAATACGAACCAGAGTACTACAAATACCCACTCACTTTCGATCAAGCTATATTAGGTATAGATGGTGACCCGTTTATCAATTCTTTAGATCGTAATACGGCGCCTGGATTTCCCTACTCAACTATGAGAAAAGGAACAAAAGGAAAAACGCTGTGGTTTGGCAATGGCATGGATTATGACCTTACCGGACCACACGCAGTCGCTTTGCGAGCTGATGTTGATAAGTTGGAAACAGATATACTTAATGGTATTCGACCAGAAATTGTTTGGACAGATACACTTAAAGATCAGAAGATAGCAATAGCTAAAGCAAATGCGGGAAAGACACGTTTATTTTCCGCCGCGCCTATGCATTATGCAATAGCGCTCCGGAAAGTATGCGCCCCTTTTGTTGCTCACCTATCACGTATGCGTATAAGAAATACCATATGTGTAGGTGTCAACCCTTTTTCTAGTGAATGGAGTGTAGTAGCACAAAAACTCCTAGTTAAAGGACCGCATGTTATAGCTGGCGACTACTCGAATTTTGATGGTTCATTACCAGCTCAACTTGTCTATGCCGCAACTGAAGTCATGGCAGATTGGTATGATTTACATTGGGAATATGTTGTTGCTCATAAGCGCAATGTAGTGGGAGGTCGAGTTTTGTCAAAAGACGAATATCTCGATTACTTACGACGTTTATATTATGAGTGTGTACATCACTTACATATAATGAATTTTAAACAAGGTTCACTTATGTATTATGTGCGCAATGGCATACCCTCTGGTTGTCCAGTTACAGCCCCACTTAATTCAATTGTCAATCAGATGGCATTGATTTATTGTTGGTTCCATATTATGGACGATCCGCTTAAGCGAAATGTGAAAGAGTTTTTTGAACATACCTCGAGTGTTTTTTACGGAGATGATTTCGTAATGAACATTCGAGCTGATGTATTGGAGCAATTCAATCAAATAACGATAACACGCGCTATGAGCGATTATCTCGATATGGTAATGACTGACGAAGCAAAAACGGGTGAATGCGTTAAATGGAGAACTCTATCAGAAGTTAATTTCTTGAAAAGAGCCTTTCATTATAACACATTTATCCAAGAATATACAGCACCTTTGGACCTCACAGTTATATTAGATTCTACAAATTGGTATAAAATTGGTAAAAGTTCTGCAGTTATTGTGACCCGCGACACGCTTAAAGCTTGTTTACGCGAGCTCGCATTACATCCAGAACATATCGATACCCAATATAGATCTATTATAATAGATCTAGGCCTGCAGCTTACCAATTTGATACCTGGCGAATTGTTTGTACCCGATACAAGGTATTCAACTTTGCTAGCGATCAAAAATATGGAAAGCGATGGTCTAGGATTAAACTGTGACGCATAAGATAGTCTCATTAGAGAACCACGTAATTGGGTCAACCCGCTAATACCGGTCTACCAAGCCCTGGAAATCTCTAGTAATCTACATGCACAAAACCGCTGTTATTCTAAATGCGCGATATTAAATATTATTAGTCTAATTAACAAACCACGCAACTATGTCAATCCGTTAATACCGGTCCAATAGGCCCTGGAAATTGTTAATAAATAGTATTGTAATATCAAACCATATATATGTAATAGTCTCATCACTAACCCACGCAACTGTGTCAATCCGTTAATACCGGTCCAACAGGCCCTGGAAATTAGTGGCAATAACATATATATGTCAACCCTGCTCATTGGTTTAATTGAGCGCATTTAGTGTTGTGTGATCTTGCGCGATAAATGCTGACGTGAAAACGTTGCGTATTGCTGCAACACTCGGTTAGCTATTTAGCTTTACTAATCAAGACGCCATCGTGCAGCCCACAAAAGTCTAGATACGTCACAGGAGAACATACGCTAGGTCGCGTTGATTTTCCTTATATATGACCTGCAAATATAAATGAAAATACTACCATAAAACATCAACAACAAATCCTTTCATTTAGTTCTGAGGGTGAATCTCCGTCGTCGTCTACAGTTTTGGCGCCGCTTAAATTGCAAGATCCGATTTTGGATTGTGCAAGGGATGGAAAGACTCACACAGTCAATTCATTCCTTGAGCGGCCTATAAATTTTAGAACTGCGACGTGGAGTAACCAAACACCTGGTGAAAGGTTATTTTCTTTTAATTACCCATCTGATGTGGTTACGAATCCAATGTACAGCAGAAAATTACAAAATTTTCTTGGTTTGCGTGCTGATTTAGTTGTCCGTGTTCAAGTGAACGCTCAACCTTTTCATGCAGGCAGACTAATGCTGTCTTGGACTCCGTTTCTGGATTATTTGGGTGCTAATCGAAAATATTATTATACTAACCCTAACCCCTTGCTTTTAACATCCGTTAGTGGTAATCCTCGTGTGGAAATAGATTTGTCTACTACAACCGAGGCTACCATGACCATACCGTTTGTTTCTCCCTTCCTATACTACAATTTAGTTACTGGGTCTGGCGATATTGGTACTTTTCAATTAATCGTCTACTCACCACTAGTTGATTTAGTATCGGGAGGCAATATAGACTATACGATATGGGTAAATATGACTAATGTAAGAACAGAGTTCCCAACTGGTATGCCGACTTCTATAGCTCAAGTGGGCGAAGAAGGCACATCGCAACAAAAACGTGGGTTCGTCACACGCCAAACAGAGGCGTATTCAACTATAATGGAACCACTCACCAAAATACCTGGTGTGGGTCAATTAATTGGATATGCTAAGTCTGGCGTTGATGCGCTCCATGCTATTGCTGCGACACACGGTTGGTCTAAGCCACTAAATCCGGCAGACTTGCAGTTGTTTAAGCAAGCTCCTTCTAGGTTTATGTGCAATTCAGATGGTTCGGATATGGCAACTAATTTGGGTCTAACAAGCCAAAATGAAATTGAACATCTCCAATCGCTGTTTCGTACTGACTCAGATGAAATGTCCGTTGATTATGTCGCAAGAACATACAATTACGTAAATTTTTTTAATTGGAATAAAGGTGATGGTCCGGGAACAATCTTGTACAACCACGTAGTATCACCTACTGCGTGGTTTTCAACGATTGGTATCACTGGGTTATCAATACCGCATTTATATTTTGCAGCGAGCAATTTTGTATTGTGGCGCGGAGGTATAAATATAAAACTCAAATTTGTCAAAACAAAGTTCCACTCAGGCCGTGTGCGTATTTTATACGTGCCCGGATTCTTTGGCGGAACTTTACCTACTAATTTCGACATCGACGCTAATTACTCAACTGTTGTAGATCTTAGATCTGATACAGATGTGGAATTTAACGTCCCTTATGTAGCTACCGTCCCGTGGCTTCACGTCAATTCCACGCCGTGGACTACTGCATTTACGCAGATTCATGCGTGTGGATCAGTTATTGTTGAAGTTCTCAATGAACTTGTTAATACATCGACTGTGTCCGACGGAATTGAAGTGTTAGTTGAGGTATGTGCTGCTGAGGATATAGAATTTGCCGTCCCCATTGTACCAGCGTTAACTCCACGCGCTGCACCACTTAGTGCTGCTCGGCGTACTGCGCTTGATTTAATTACAAGCATTGCGCAGGTCGGTACTGATACTGGTGATACACCACTAGAGGTGGCTCGTGAGGAACCAACTACGTTCAACGAGGTACCTCTACAACCAACTACGACAACATTCAACGCATCTATGTTGATGATGGGAGAAAAGATAACATCGTTTAGACAACTTATTAAACGGTTTACCGCTTTAACGCCCCCAACTCCAAATAGATACTGGGAATTTACACAACCATTCTGGATCAATACTAACCGGTTTGAAGGCGCAACACAAGAAGGAACATCTGACATCGATGGAATGTCATGGTTTGCTAGTTTGTATGCATTCTACCGTGGTAGCATGCGTTATAAAATAGCGCCATTGTCAAACTCTTCACCTCTGGTGGTAGCCCTCAAGCCGGACTCCCTATATTCGGGAGTACGGGTTATTGATACAAATGGTACGTGGGAGTACCCAGATTATAAAGGCGCTGAGGTTTTCATGACACCTAATGAAGGTATACATGAGCTCAGTATTCCATACTACAGTTCCTACCCTGTCACTCTGACCACGTACAACTCTAGTGGTTCGGATGTACTCGACGCAAGAAACGGCTTCAACCGGGTTATTGCGCGTTTTCATTCAGATACTAGTGCGTATGTTTACAGGGCGGCGGGCGACGATTTCAGCTTCGGATTTTTACTCGGAGCCCCTGTAGTGAATCACAGGTCTTAATAGCGTTCGTCTGATATGCGTTAACTATCACAGGGTTGTTAGTCCCTTTAAAATTAACCGTCTGATATGCGAGAACTATTGAATGAGTAACTGTCTCGAATTAAAACAGTCGCACGGTAGAGCGTTACTACCTGACTTGCAAACCGTTTACGGAGGACAAGATGTATCCGCCGCATTTGAAGCGTCGCTAGGCCTAGTTTGTAAGTTAGATTAATTATTATTAAGGACCAAAAACAATATAAAATATAAAACCCAAAAATATTTAGCATTAGTTAGTTTTAGGAAATAATTTTAAATCAAGCCTAGCGCGCCAAAATTGGAGTTTAAAGACCCTATAAAAATGCTGGCGTTATACACCCCTTGTTCCTTCAAGGCGGGCCCTCATGTGTTCCACATGCAGACTTAAAGAAGTCTACCCCCGGCCCGTCTGGGGGATCTAAGTTTTTATCAGTTTTCTTAGACTTGACCTTAATTGGTTGAGAGGCGTAACTGTTACTTTATGTCTGGCGAACATGAGAGGTGCTGTAATGTCATTTTTCG